TAGTAAATGATTCAGTTATATCTGCCAGATCTTGTGGCAAACTGTTTGCGAGTTTTTGTAATCTTGCCAGTGCTGCATTTGCTTTATTTTGTGAACCCAGATACGTGGTTAATACACTGCGATATTTTTCAAACGCAGTGTATTGTTCTATGACACCGCGGGCAACGCCTGCACTTGCGAATGCTAGAGCGGCTGCCCCCACTGCTTTAAATGTAGTGGATAATCCCTTTGCGGCCTTATCTATATTTCGGAGTTGACGACTTGCCCTATCGTTTAGTTGTACCGTTACCTGAATGTCTGCCATCTTTATTCTGCTCCTCGTAGAATGCAAGCCAATAGGCCAGTTCAGTATAGTCCATTTCTAATACAGTATCTATACTACACCCTCTTCTATCGGCTACATAAAAGAAGGTCCATAACTGCCTATCGGCCTTTAGTTTTTTGCCGCTTCTTCTACTCCAATAGTTTCTTCATCTTCTTCCTGATTGAGTCCATTAACAATCTTTACGATCATATTTGGATCCACACTATTCATTAGTTCTGCTTTTTGGTGTTCGTTGAATACACGTTTGCCATCTTTATCAAGACAACGATTGATAATCATTTGCACCAGTGCTTCACCAGTTTTGCCGGCATTCTGCAACTCCAAGATTTTACTCTCGTTTTTAAAGTTTGTGCCTGCACGATAATAGAAGGTGTGGTCCCACTCTTCAATGTAGAATGATTTCATTTCGCCATTCATAATGCCAGCGAAGTGTGATTTTGCTTTGGAGATAAGTTCTTTACTCATAGTTTTTCCTTTTTGTTACCTAAAGTATTTTTTCGACTTTGATCGTCTTATAAGTTTATTTATGGCAGGCACAGTTATCCCATCCGGGGCTTGCTTACTGTGACCTTCTTCTAGTGGAACAATATATTCCACTCTATTTTCGCTACCGGTGGCAGTTTTGCGCCACCGGCGTTGAGCGTGACCAGTATCAATGGGGGTGAACGCTATCAGGTCATCGTGCAAGTCATCACGCATGCGGCGTAATCCCTTTTCAACCTTCGCTGAGATTGGTAACCCACGTGTTTTGATACTGGTCTTGATCATTATGTTGCTACTTGCTCGACAACTGGACCTGTACCGATAACAGTTACCGCTGCTTCAACCATACCATCTACTGATGATGAGATTGTGCGACCTGTGATAAGTGCTGGGCCTTGGAAGCCTAGTTCGTTAACATCGTCACCGATTGGCCAAAAGTGAATCGTTACTTCTGTTGAGCCTGGAACGAGTAGAGCGTTTGCATCTGCTTGTCCATCCGGTAATGTATCGTCATCCACTGTTGTCCAGAAGATATCGATACTACCACTCCATGATTTAAAGGTTGGTAGGTTTGTTCTATATGCAACGCCGCCGACATTCATAGTGGTAGCGTCAATAGTTTCTTGAGTTTCTTCGAATGAGAAACTTCTTATTGACGCCACTGCTGTTGAACCGATATACACGATGCCAGTTGAACCGCTGTGTAGTTTATTTACATCTGCCATTTCTGGTCTCCTTGTTATGTATTTCCTTTAGTATAGGTATATTGCACACCTATACTCAGAGTTTGTGCTACAGTTGGATATCCAGTTTCCTGCATATCCCCTATATCTAATAGTTCTGATAGTTGTGCTACTCCACCACGAGTTCTATCCTCTTCCAACACAGCCTCTATCTTTTCAATGATATCGGCCAGTTGAGATTGGGTTTTCTCCGTGCGATTCTTACCATCTAGATGAACAGTTATTGCCACAGTGAGAGTAGATAATCTCCACTCTCGGGCAATATCTTCTTTTGTTTCATCTGTGATTTCCACCTGAACAAATGGAAACGCTGTTCGGGCAAGTCTGGCGAAGTCTTCCGGTCTAGTTGATATTTTACCCAACTTGGGAGTTCGAATCTCTCGCAAACTGGTAACTATATTATCTAATATTAGTTTACGTTTTGAGTTCATCTTACTAGTCTTCCCGCGTCCACGTAATCTATTTCGCTCGTTTCAAATACACCGTCTTCGTCACGGTCATATGATATCCCAGCCGCTGCTGCAGCCAGGAACTCTTCTTGATAACGTTCTTTATAGAATAACATTTGTCTTTGGAAAGTATCATCCTCTTGGAAGTTAGAAAGTAATGGCAGAATATATTGCGCAAGCGTATAATACACAGTTGTCATCTTCCATTCATCGGGTTTTAGTAGATCAGGATCATATTGTTCAGGATCATTTTCTACGTTCCACCATTCTGTTTTGATACGGCGAGCCACATCAGAACTTCCACGTGTGAGTTCACCAGTGAATGTATCCATACCATGATTAAAGATATCAGGTATGATTGTTTCTAAGTCTGCATCTGTTGCGAATATCGCCATTACTTTCTCCTTAGTTTAAACTATTATACTTGGTCCGCTAGTAGAACACCACGTGTTGCGTCTACGACACCAACACCAGCGTGTAACGATGCTACTACGTCAAAGCCGACTGCTGCTGCACGGCGTTCAACTTCTAGGTCAACATTCTTTTGCATTGCGATACGCATTGCGTCTGCGCCAAAGATTGCGCATTGTGTGTTGGTTGCACCTGTGTTTGTATCGTTCAAGTATGATGATACAAACATTTGGACACCAGCGATATTGCCTACAAAGCCGTTGCGTAGTGCTTCAGTTTGGAAGTCGCCGCCAGCGTACGCTGCGTTACCGATTGCAGTCATTAATGCTGCATATGAGTTTGTTGATACGATACCATAGAGTTGGCCTGTTTCGCCTGATCCACGGATTGTTTCTACACCTTCAAAGATTTTGGCTAGGTCTAGTGTGCCAACAGTTTCTTGTGCTGTTAATGAACCCATTGCTGTTGCAACGTCTTCGTCAAATGATTTAGATACTGCTGCGCCAAGTTGACGGCCAATATCGTTTGCATCTACACCACCTAGGTCGCGAAGGACTGTGCGCGCAGCGTGTACGTCAACGTTGATAAGAACTTTTGTATCACCAGGTAATACAGCGTCAAGGTCTGCACCAGGAGTTGCTTCTGCTGTGATTTTTGTTGCTGCAACTGAACCTAATACTGGAACTTGTGCTGTCATTGAACCTGCTGGAACATTTACCATTGGGATAAGTGACCCGCCTAGGAATAATGATGCTTCCTGTGCTTGGAAGATTGTGGCTGCTTTGGTGTTAACCATTAATGCGTCAAGGTTAATACCTGAACCGTATGCTGAGTTTGCCATTGTGTGGCTCCTTTACTATGTGTTTATATTTTACCTTCTGCCTTAAGTTTCTTATAAACTTCTCTATCGGCAGGGTTTGTTAAGTCTAATGATGCAATATCTACACCGCCAGTGGGAACTGGACCAGTGCTTCCTTTGCTTGCCACGCCACCTGGACCACTGCGTAGGAAATGTGGGTTACTATCTAACCATTCATTTACATAACTTTCAATAGTTCTAGGTTCCGCGGTTTCAGGATCGTATTGGATATTTTTATCTTGATCGAATACGACTGGACGACCTGTCTCGTCAAGTCCAACACTGCCTTTTAATAGTTGCGCTACTTGCTCAGGGTTAACGGCATTGCGTGAACTTGCTGTGGCAAGTAGAGTTCCATCTACTTTAAGGTTGGTTAGTTCTTGTCTTAACTGCGTGATTTCACCTGAATACTTGTCTTTTTGTGATGCAAGTACTTTATCAAACTCTTCACGCTTTTTCATCGCGTCCAACTCACGCTCTTCTTCTGCAGTTTTTAATGATTTATACTCATTGAGATCCACATCGGAATATCTCTTTTTGTATTTGTCCAATCTTGCTTGAACAATCTTATCAACATCTGCTTGTGTGAAGTTACGCTCTACCTGGTCATTATTTTCCATAGTTGTGGAAGTAGTACCAGTATCTACTTGATCTTCATTACCCGCTGTTTCGGTCATATCGGTCATACCTATTATCCTTTTGTTATGTTGTATTTATTCGTCTTCGGAAACAGTTATTTCTGCTACTGTTTCCAATGTTTCTACAGGTTTACGCTTTTTGCGTGGCGCCTGTATTTCACCTCTATCCCAACTACATACATCCCACGCCTTGGGTGCTGCTGCAATGATTGCTCCTACATCGTTGGGGTTACCCTCTCGGTCGTGTTCGAACTTTATAGTTCCCACACGTGCAGAATCTTTAAAGAAATGTGCTTTTATCATTTACGTTTACCCTTCTTCTTTTTATACGCCATCATCTGCTCCTCCTATAGGTTGACTATCAATCTCTGATAGAATATCATCTAATATATCACCATCTGTGATCACTAGTTTTGCGATTTGTTTGTGAACTTGACGGATAAATGATGGTGAGTTAACACCCATTTCTAGTGCTTCACCATATAGTTTGAGATCCGCATGCTCGTCGCGGAGATCGAATGATTTGTGATATTGAATATTAAAGTCACTATCAGGTATGGTATCATTCCATTTAAAGAATAATCTCCATATAGCCCATTCGGTTTGTTCCATCTTGGCTGCTTTATCACCAAGTCTGGTATTAAGTTGCTGAAACTCTGTCGCTAGTGCTACACCAGATTTCACTGATAGACCACGTGCTGCCATGACAGCGCCAAGATGAGTGCTACGTAGGAAACTTTCAACGTGAATATTAATCATACTCACGATTGATTCGATATTGGTTCCAGTTGGTTCTAGTAGATATGGACGTAGATTTGGATCCATACTATTATCAAGATTGATTACCGATCCTGCCCCAGCCATTGCACTGACATCACCTGGCTTGACTAGTGTAGGATGTCCTGATATTCTGATTGATTGTTCTGCTTCTGAAAGTAGATTGAATACTGATTGCTGAAGTTTGGCAACGTCGGCAACGTCACTTGTCCCAATGCCACGATGCTGGGTAGTGTTAGCATAATGACATACAAATGGAACT